TAGAGGATGCGTTAGACTGGTTACAAGAGAACCAAAAGGATTTTAACTCTATGGCTAAAAAAATATTCAGTAATTTAAAAGAAATTAAAGGCGTTGAGATATTTGCAGCAGGTACTTGGAACGGTGACACTTATACAATTAAAGATATTGACGATCTTGTAGAAGCTTTCGACGCCACGCATGAAACCTTTTCCCCATACCTAAAGCTAGGTCATGATGATGGTCAGAAGTTAATTCAATCCGATGGTTTACCGGCTGCTGGCTGGATTGGACGTATATATAGGATAGGATCCAAGTTAGTCGCTGATTTCGTAGATATACCAGACCAGATATTTCAGCTTATTCAGAACAAAGCCTATAAAAAGGTCTCTGCTGAGATACTTTTCGGCGTTGAGATATTAGACAAGAAATTCCCTAAAATGCTAGGGGCAGTTAGCCTATTAGGTGCCAATACTCCAGGTGTGATGAATCTGACTGATATACTGGCCCGGTATGGAATTAACGCTAATAAAATAAAAAGTTTTGCGTCAAACGAAAATGCAGTTACCATTAAATCGTATGAAATGGATATCGATGAAATACAGGAGGACGGGATGTCTAAAGAATTGGTAGAAGCTCAAGGTCAAATCAAAACTCTAGAGGGTCAACTAGCTACCTCTCAAGCCGATGTCGCTAAATTCACAAAGAATGATAATGAGCGTCAAAAGCAAATCGATGATCTTACAAAATCTGTCGATGCCATCAAAAAGGACTATAAGGCTAAGGTCGATGAGGTCCAAAAAATAGAAATCGAAAAGGAAGTAGATAAATTAGAGAGTGAGAAACTCATTCCTAAGTCTGCTCGTGCTGAGGCCTTTGCTCTATTAGGCCCAGAGAAAAAAGTTTATTCTTTCGGAAAAGAGGGTGATGAGAAAGAAATCACTCGCTTTGAAGTCCTTAAGAATTTCGCTAAAAAAGTTTTTCAAAGCTCCGGTGTTAACTTAGATGAAAGTTCACAGGATGGCGAGAAAGCCAACCCTAAAACTGGGAATATTGATAAAATTGATGAGGAGATTAAAAAGTATGCAGCCGAGAATAAGGTTTCATACGCAGCTGCTTATCGAGTGATCGCGCCTAAACATGCGGTTGAATTAGACAAGATTCCTACAACTAAAGTTAACGATTCGGAGGACTAAATGAGAGGACCGTTGATTCTATCCTTTAAGGTTGCCGCAACCTTAGCAGCACAGCGCATTGTCGCTATTACTGCAGCTGAGACTGTCGGTTTTCCTGCAAATAACCAAGCTCTACCTATCGGTGTTACAACTGATACAGTATTAGATACTACTAGTGCAATTCCTGTTCAAGTGAACGGAATAGCTAAGGTTTTAGTAAATGATACTATATCAACCGCCGCATTAGTATCGAGTGATTCCAGTGGCCGAGGTATTCCATTTTCACTAGCGGATACCACTACAGCCCTAACCTTAGCTAGTGCATATCTAGGCCCATTAATCGGAGCTACCGCTGTAACAGGTGATATTGCTCAAGTATTAATCCAGCCCGGATTTGACAGAGAATAGAAAGGAGTAACTAATGCCTAAAGCCAATCAATTACGCGTAGACAAACTCCTAAGCAATATCTCGATCAAATATCGAAATCAAAATTTTATTGCTATGGAAGTTTTCCCTGAGGTTCCTGTCAAAAAGCAATCTGACTTATATCGGATTTATGAGAGGAATTTCCGTTTACCTGAGACCGCTAGAGCTAATGGCGCTGTATCTCGTAAACATGATTTCAACGTTTCAACTGCGTCCTATCTATTACAGAAACATTCTTTGCACGATGTTGTAACAGATGACGATATGGACAATTACGAGCCGCATGAGCTTCGCCAAGATACTGTTGAGGAACTGACTGATGTCATTTTGCTGCGAATGGAGAAATCCGTAGCAGATCTAATGACAACTAGCTCATGGTCCTTAAATGTATCTTTAAGTACTGCTCAGCAATGGAGTCTTAATACTACAACTTCAAACCCTATTCCTTTAATGGATACTGCAGGCACTACCATTCTTGAGAACAGTGGGCATGAAGCTATTTATGCAGTAATTCCAAGATCACCATTGCTCGCTGCTAAAAACCATGACTCTGTACTTGATCGTATTAAACACACGTCAGTAGAGGTCACTCCTAACATGCTTGCTGCCTTATTTGGTCTCAATCAACTGTTAGTACCTATAGCGGTTTTAGATTCGTCTAATGAAGGTGCAACAGAAAGCATTGCTGCTATTTTCAGCGATAATGTTTTTGTGGGTTACAAGCCTCCTAAGGCATCTATCCTCAGACCTTCAGCTGGCTACATTTTCCGCAAAAATGTACCAATGGTTAAACGTTGGAGAGATGAGGACGTGGACGGTGAGAAAATCGAAGTGAATATGCAGTATGACGCGAAAGTTGTAGCTTCATTAGCTGGCTTTTTGATTCGTGATACTCTAGCTTAGATTAGAGCTCTATTATTCTATGATTTAAGGGAGCTCAACGATTATGTTGGGCTCTTTTTTTAACTAATAACCGGGGAGGAAACAGTGGGCAAATACGCCGGACGTGCTCAGAAAAAAGAAGATTCAGCTATCAATGAGGCTGACAATAGTGAAATAAGTAAACCGGGAGAAGCTCCAGAGGATCTTGATAAGGATTCAAAAGGCGCTTGGTTTAAGCGACAAAAGAAAGCAGATAAAGAGGCTAAAAAAGGCGCTAAAGTTAAAGAGGAGTGGTATGAGCTTCAAGGCTATAAGCTGCTTAGAAAAGCCCGCAAAGTAAATGGCGGCGTTTATTCTTTTTATGTGTGCAATATAAGGAAGCATCCTGAGGCTCTTGATAATCCTAAAATTAGAGAATCTGCGAGTGGTGAGTCTTTATTAAACGCTATTAAAAAGAGATCTAAGTAATGGCTGGTACTTTTTGTACTACAACTAGTCTAGAAGTTCTTTGGGTGGGTTCTACATTCACAGGTATTACCGCCCTGGCTTCTGATTTAATTAATGACGCTGAGGATGAGTTGAGAGGTTGTCTATCTGAGAGATACAACGTCTCAGCTGATGCCTTTCAGACCTCTACCTCAACTCCCCCTCTTTTAGAGCAGCTGTGTAAATGGAAAGCTATAGGCTTTTTATATGGAGCTACATCTAGAGGCGGCAAGGATGCCTTTGCACGTTCTAACTGGTGGCTCAAACGCTGTGACAAAAAAGTAGATGAGATATTGGCCTATGATGCAAATCTAGTTAATACAGCGGGCGCTTTGATCCCAGATGCTACAGATAAACTTGCAGTTAAATCTAATTCATCCACTTACTCAACTACGTTTGATGTAGATGATCCTTTATTATGGAAGCAAGACCCCGATAAGCTGGACGATATCGACGATGATAGGAAATAGCCATGGCCGAAGGTATTGCGTTCCAAGATGCTAAGGCCAGAAAGTTCATTAAAAAACTTCTTACTAATAGTGTATCAGTGTCAAAGCTACGCCGAGAATATGTCCGTTTGATTCAAGCCGATGTATTTAAAGATATTATCAGTCACTTTGAGAGTGAGATGGGTCCTAAAAAGAAATGGGAACCATGGAGTGATTTATACAAAGAACGTATGATTGCTACAGGCAAGGGCGGTAACAAAATCCTTCAAGATACTGGTCGGTTACGTCAAAACATGAAACCTGCAGATTGGAAAACAACGGCTCAAGGAATAGTATTTTTTAATGATGCTAAGACTAAATCAGGATTTCCATATGCCTTTGGTCACGATAAGGGCGGTAAGGTTTTGCCTCAGCGAAAATTTATGTGGCTATCTAAAAAGGCTCAATCTAAGATTTTAAAGAACACTCTTAGATTTATGGCAGGGGAGAGGGGCTAAATGGGTACTGTAGGCCGAGTTAATATTAATGGAATTAAAGAATCTATAAGATCTATTTTAGCCGGTGCTAATACTGTAGGCGGCTCTCCTATAGACCTCTCAGAGGATCTCAGTACTAGAATCAAGAATATTTACAAGGTTAATCCTGAAAAGGTCATGAGTATTAGAGAGGCTAATAATCTCCCTGGAATAGCTATTCATACGGCAAGGAAAGTTATCACTCCAAAGACTATAAGCCAGAATTTAGTTAATGGTTTACGGCAAGGTGTCGTAACAGTCACAGTCACAGGTTTGATATGGAATCCGTTTACATTAACTAATTCAGAGGATCCGGCTGATGATGATTTAGAGCTTCTTATGGAGAATATTGAAAAGGTCTTAAGATCGTCCCCTACCTTAGGTGATAACGCTAAATGGCATTTCCCAACTGATGTTACTTATCATTCAGCGAGCTTTGACGAGGAAACACACTTTCGCGTAGCCTTTATGGACATAGATGTAACGACACTCTACTAGGAGGATCCATTGGCTCTAAATAGTGCTTCAATAGTTCAGCAATCTAAAAACGCATTAGCTCAATGGGGCAAGCAATGGACAGAGCACGCTAAAATCCACTCTAAATACCCTCAGAAATCATTAGATGAATTTAAGAATCATGGAGTAGGTAAGGCTTTAGTTATCTGTGCCACTGGATACTCGCTTGAGCAAAATATGGATATGATCATTAAGCATCGAGATAATATTGACCTAATGGTATGTGACAAAAGCCTAGGTATCTTACTTGATAAAGGAATAGAGCCTGATTTTTGTATGGTGTGTGATGCCAACGTATCACATGAAAAATATTGTAACCCATGGGCTGAGCAGCTTCAAAACACAGTCCTATTTCAAAATGTATGTGGGAATCCTGAATGGACTGAGAAAGGTAACTGGAAAGACATTTACTTTTTCGTCAATGAGGATGCTATTAAGTCAGAGAAGAAATTTGGCCCTTTGACTGGTTCTACTAACTTCATACCAGCTGGTACTAACGTCTCAAACGCCATGTTGGTTCTAATATGCCAATCTAGAAATGATGCTCGCCTTAATTTCTTTGGATATGACAAAATCCTTCTCGTTGGCTTTGATTATTGCTGGCATCCACAAGGTAAGTATTACGCTTATAATGAGGATGGGGGAGGAAAAAAGTATTTCATGAAACACGTATGTCTCCTCGATAAGAATGGAGAATATGTCTATACCTCAAATAATTTATTATTCTCGGCTCAATGGGGAGAACAGTATATTTCTACATTTTCATTGCCCGTTGTTAACTGCTCTCAGTATTCAATACTCGGCAAATGTACCTCTGATAGTCTAGAAAATCACATAACCTATTCCTATAAGAAAGAAGATCGAAAGATCGTCAGAGAGAAGGTAAAAAAAATGTCGCTATTTATAGCTGAAATGACTAAAATTGAAAAGGAATTAAAAAAAATAGGGAATGATCACTGGAAAAGCTTCCAGCAATCAATCTAGGAGGACCCAATGGCAGTAGGGCAAGGATCGCTCGAATCAATGTTTTCATATCTCGCGATTGGTCGTGAGACAACTTTCGGAACTTATAACACAGCCACAGCAGGTTTAGATTTTTTATCTAGCTCGCTAAAGACTGTCGTGGAATCTAAGATGCTTGAGCAGGTAGAGATTTCTCGTACCTTCTCAAAACAAATCAGACTTGGAAAAGTAGTAGAAGGCGATATGGAAATGTACGTTTATGCTCAGTCAACAGCATGGAACTTTCTTATAGCTGGAGCATTTGGCGGTTCTGTTACTTCAGCTACTGCTACAGGGGAAACTGCAGGAGGTTTGGCCTTTACCCATACTTATAATATCGGCGATATGGTCTCAAATAGCTTCTCATCTATTTGTATTAACAATAGAAAAGGAAATTCAAGCGGCGCTCAGATCTTTCAATATTCTGGTGTCAGAGTTAACGAGTGCACTTTCACAGGAGAGATTGATGAGGCTTTAAAATGCACCATGTCTATTATGGCTAAAGATGAAACTACTACGACTAACGATGTGTCAGGTTCTATTGGAGTTAATTCTTTTCAATGTCTAAACTTTGTAGACGGTCGTATTTCTGTAGAGGCTGATAGCATCGGCGCTGTTACAACTACTTCATTCTGGCATGTGCAATCTGTTGAACTTGGGATATCTAATAGCCTTAAAAGTGACTCAGGTAGTCGGAGAATTGGTTCAAATACAGTGGACGTGATGCCTCCTGGCATAGCTAGTTTTACTTTTAACTGTGTAATCAGATTTGATACTTCTACTGCATATGACGCCATGATCGCGAACACTACGTTTGCAGCTGAGCTTGAATTTCAAGGTCCTACACTAGGAACCTCTGTAGTAAGAGAAGGTCTTAGGATCTCGATGCCTATTGTGAAAATCTCTGACGCTGGTGATCCTGAAATAGGCGGTCCTGATGAGGTACTTACTTCAAACGTTACATTTCATGTGCTTAGGGATGATGCGACAACTACAGGTTTTGCAATGCGAGCCGCAGTGACAAACGTGACCGCTAACTACAACACTTAAGTTATGAATCTAATTAGAAATCTATTCCGGGGCAGAGATTTAAACTCTGCCCTTGGTCAAACCAAAAAAATCAAAGTCCAAGGTATATTTTTCCTTATCAGAAAGATTCAAGTCCTAGATGTCTTGGCAGGTTCTAAAGTATTACTCTCCTCATATCAAACCTACGAAGATGCTAGGGCCTCAGAGAAGCCATCCTCTGAGGGTTTAGAAAAAAAGCTAAAGGACCACTATAAAGATGTTTTCATGAGTTCTGTGATATCTCCTGTGCTCTCTAGAAAAGAAAATGACGGTGATACTATCTTTGTAGATTATCTCTTTACAGACTTTGATCTCGCTGATGAGCTTTACGATAAAATAAATCTATTCACATATGGTAAAAAAAAAGTAAAGGCCGCCAGGAAACTCCTAAAAAATTGGCGAAGGCACAGATCTTAAATGTAGATTACATTGCTAAAAGGTATGGACGCCTTCCCTCTGAGGTCGCAAATTTGTCTCTGGAGGAGTTTCAGAGTTTCAGTTTAACCTATTGGTTGCACAGGTAGTTTCAGACAAAGAATAAAAGTAGGAGGCCACGGAATGGCTACAGAACAGGCAACGCTAATTATCCGTATAAAGCAGTCTGGTCAAAAGTTCCTAAAAGGTATTGGCTCAGGTCTTAAAAACATTGGTTCCATTGCCGCCACAGCTGGCATTGCGATTGCTGCATTTGTAGGCAAAAGTCTCTCTGCTTTTAGGGTTCAAGAGCTAGCTGTAAATAAGCTCAATCAATCTTTAGTCCAACAGGGCATATTCACTAAAGAGCTTTCAGCTGAATATCAAAATATGGCCTCAGAGCTTCAAAAGGTCACTACCTTTGGGGATGAGGCAATTATATCCTCTCAAGCTCAATTACAGGCATATCTAGGACAGACTAAAGTAACTAAAGAAACCTTGAAAGCCACGCTGGACTTTGCCTCTGCCATGGGAGTTGACCTTAAGACTGCAGCCGATCTTGTTGGTAAGACTGTGGGCTCTACTACAAATGCTTTATCAAGATATGGTATCTCAGTTGATTCAGGTCTTAATAAAACTCAAAAGCTATCTGCTGTAGTTAAAGCTTTAAATGATAGGTTTGGCGGGCAGTCTGAAGCTGCAGCTGATGGTCTAGGCGCTTTGATTCAAATGAAAAATGCCATCGGTGATGTCATGGAGATTATAGGTAACGCCTTCGCTCCCCTTATTACTGACATTGCTAAAAAGATCACTGTATTTGCTGAGGAGATTCAAACCGGCAAAGAGTCATTAAGCGGTTTAATAGAGGTCGCTAAATTCGTTGCTAAGACCTTTGCTGTATTAAAAAATGGAATCATCCTTGTAGGTAAAGTAATAGGCACTGGACTAGCTACAGCTGTCGAGGTTGTTTCATTAGCTACAAGTCTGCAGTTTGCTAGGGCTAAGGATATAGCGGTAGCTGGTGCATCTGAGCTTAACAAGATTCTAAAAGACGCGGCCTCAGCCAATGCTAATGATTTAGCGGCGATTGATGAAAAGGTCAAAATCACTGATCTTAAAAACACCACTAATCATGAGGCTTTAAAGACTGCATCTGAGGCTAGAAATATACAGATTAAAAAAGAACAGGCCGCTACAGCTGCTTTAGAAAAGGCTGAGAAGCAACAAGAAGATTTTGAGACTGAAATGGAATTCATCGGCGCCACAGATGCCGAAAAGCTGGCTTTAGAAATACAAGGGTTGGATGCGAGAATTGCCGCTGCTGAAGGTGCAGGTCAGAAAATAAAACTCATTAAAGATAAGCAGCTGTTACTCGATAAACAACGAGAGATGAAAAAAACTGAGTTTGAAAAGACACAGCAAAAAGAACGTGAAACAAATCAGGCCGCTACTTTAAACAAAATATCCAGCCTACAAGGTTCGTCTAATAAGATCTTAGCCGTCGCTGGAAAGGCCGCTGCACTAACGCAA